CGGGACACCAGGCATTGTGGAAGGAGATCAAGAACGTCCAGCGGATGCTAGCCCAAGATACTCACATGGACGATAGAATCGTCGGAGAAGTGGCCGACCTGCTCGCCGTGGAAGGCGCATTGACGGCAGGGGAGAAGCACTTCCTTGATTCTGTCCTCGCCCGCATAGCTGCCGTTGGTTCGGTTTCCCACAAGCAGGAAGCGATCATTCATAAGATTTGGGACAGCCTCTGAGCCTGACTTGCGCCGATAGTTCGGTTCCGGGCTTCGGCCGTGAGCGGTTCGGCCCCGAGCTCACCGCCGAGGGGCTCAGCCGAACCGGCCGAACCGCTCACGGCCGAAGCCCGGAACGCAGCCCAAAAAAAGAATCGATAAACTCTATTTTCCCCCTTGACTTTTATAGCCGATAGGGTATAATGTAGATAGAGGATCAGGAAATGGGAACCAGCCAACCAACGCGAAAGGAAGCCACGTGAGCGAGAAAGGGCCGATTTACGGCGTCGAGTTGATCGATGCGCTGCCGGTGGGTTCGGCCGGCATGAAACAGGCCATGCCGTCGCGCATGGACCTGAACCGCGTACTGAAGGTCAACGAGCGCACGGTGGCCGGGTACGAGGTCCTCCTGGCCTCGTGGCGGGAACTGCTGACGGCGTCCAAGGCGGCCGTGAATGTTCTTGAAGCCATCGCGCCCATGGTTCAACCACCCGCCACCATGAACCATATCATGGCTTGGTTTTTCGAGGAACTCCGCACGATTAAAGCCACCCTCGCCAAGGCGGAGACAACCCCATGAAACGCCAACACCGAGCCGCCCGGGCCGCGGCAGACCAGGCCCTCGCGGACTGGCGGGCCGACCTGCGGGCCGCCCGCCGCGCCGCCGGGCTGACGCAGGCCCAGGCCGCCGACGCCATCGGCATGGCGCAGCCCCTCTGGAGCGCCTACGAGCGCGGCGCGAAGGCCCCCAGCCTGCGCCAAGCGGCCCTCATGGCCGCCGCCGTGGGACTGAGACTTCCCCCGTAAGCCGCCCGCCGCGCCCCCCTCCGCCCGTCTACATATATACCATTTTCGCGGAAAACCGCGTTTCCCCCCACTTTGCCCTGGCTTCCGGCCGCCCGCCCGTGGAAATCTCGGGCATGGCCACGACCGCCGAACAGATCGCCGCGCTGGAAACCGCACTGGCCCGCGGCGTGCTGGAAGTGACCGAGGCCGGCCGGACGGTCCGCTACGCCGGCCCGCGCGAGCTGACCGCCGCCCTGGCCACGCTCAAGGCCCGCCAGCGGCGGGGCCGGCCCTTCGGAATCCTCAAGCATAAGACGCCCGTCGAGTGACATGGTAAACGCCACACAACCCGCGCGAACCAGGACGGCCGCCCCCGCCGTCCGGGCCCAGGCCGCCCCGAAGCGTTCCTTCGCCGAGGCCGCCGGCGGAGGCCGCCGACAGAACTTCGCCGGGATCGCGTCCCCGAACAGGTTCACCGAGGCCCACTTCGCCCACGCGTCCCGCGCCGACGCCGCGGGGAACCTGCGGCCCCACCTCCAGGACCTCCGCGTCCGCGTCCGGTACGAGTGCGACACGAACGCCTACGCCCGCGGGATGGTCGAGACCCACGCCAACGACGTCGTCTGCGACGGCCCCAGCCTCCAGATGACCACGCCCGACCAGGCATTCAACGCCTTCATGGAGGCCGAATTCACTGAATGGGCCGAGAACTACTGCGACGCCGAGGGCCAGCTCGACCTGGCCGGAATCCTCCGCGTCGTGGACGCCGCCCAGCTCCACACCGGCGCGATCCTCATCGCCCTCCAACACGACGCCGCCGCCGAGACGGCCATCACGCTCCGCCTGAAACTGATCGAGGCCGACCGCCTCGCAACGCCCATCGGAATGACCGGCGACCCGAACGTCCGCGACGGAATCCGCTTCGACGCCAAGGGCCGGCCGACCCACTACTACATCCTGAAGCGCCACCCCGGCGACACCAGCCCCTTCGGCGGGTTCGGGGCCATGGACTACGACACGCTGTCCGCCCGCGACGTGATCCACGTGTTCAAGCCCGACCGCCCCGGCGCGACGACGGCCCCCCCCTGGCTGACCGCCGCCCTTCTGCCGCTCGCCGACCTGGCCGATTACACGACCAGCGTCCTGCGCGCCGCCCGCCGCGCCGCCGGGATCGCCGGGACGTGGGAGACCAATCTCGACGACGTGGAAACCGACCAGGACATCGAGACGATGGAGCCCGTCGATATGCCCGACGACAGTTCCCTCGTCGCCCCCCTCGGCTGGACGTTCAAGGAGCACAAGGCCGAGCAGCCCACGGCCACGCACGCCGCCTTCAAGGCCGACGTGCTCGCCCAGATCGGCCGGCCCGTCCAGATGCCCTACAACGTCGTCGCCGGCACGTCGAAGGGGTCCAACTTCGCCAGCGGGAAACTCGACTGGGGGCTCTATTTCCGCCACGTTCGGACCGTCCGCAAGACGTATGCCCGGGCCATCCTGAACCGCTGCCTCCGCGAGGCCGCCGCGGACCTCCGCTTCGACAAGCGCACCCGCCCGGCCTGGCGCCGCCTCATGGGCGACGGGCTGACCGGCGCGTGGGCCTGGCCCGGCCACGACCCCGTCGACCCGGTGAAGGAGGCCTCGGCCGAGACGCTGAACGCCGCCGGCCTCCGCGACACGCTGGCCGACGCGTGGGCCCGCCGCGGCGAGGACTGGGAGACGAAGCTCCGCCAGATCGCCAAGGAGAAGGCCTTCATCGCCGCCCTGGAGAAGGAGTTCCGCGTCAAGCTGGACCTCGCCGACGTGATCCCCGCCAAGACCATCCTGGCCAGCGCCCTCATCGACGAGCCCGGCGGCGTCGCCGCCGACGCGGGAGACACCGCGCCATGAAACGATCGCCCCCCCACCGCCGCCGCTCCGCCCTGTCGGCCCTCGGCCTGACCGTCCGCGCCGCACTGCGGGGCGGGGTTTCGGTCCCGCCGGTCCCGCCGCCGACCTTCCGCACGCACGAGGGCCTCACCGTCCGCGCGTTCGCCCTGCGGCCGGACACCTACGACCCCAAGACCCACAGCGTCGAGGCCGTCCTCGCCACCGAGGCCGCGGTCCGCGTGCTGGACCTGGCCACGTGGGACATCCTCGACGAGGTGCTCCGCATGGACGGGGCCCGCCTGCCCGACGCCGGCCAGGTGCCCCTCCTGGACACGCACGACCGCTCGACGATCCGCTCCCAGCCCGGTTCCACCCGCGCCCTCCGCATCGAGGGCGACCAGCTCGTCGGCCGCCGCCATTTCGCCGCGACACAGGACGGCCAGGACGCCGAATCGAAGGTCCGCGACGGCCACCTCACGGACGGCTCGATCGGATACCAGGTCCTCCGGGCCGTGACGATCGAGGCCGGCCAGACCGCCGAAGTCGAGGGCCGCACGTACACGGCGGGCCCCGATCGCCCGCTCCGCGTGGCCCTGGAATGGGCCGTCCGCGAGGATTCCCTTTGCTCGATCGGCGCCGACGGCGCCGCCAAGGTCCGCGCCGTCCCGACGTACGTCGGGACCAGCCCCCCTACCCCGACCTCAAACGGAAAGGACTCCAACATGACCTTCGACCAGTGGCTCGCCAAACACGCCATCGACGCCGCCCGCTGCACGCCGGCCGAGATGACGGCCCTCCGCGCGTGCTTCGACGCCGACAATGCCGCCGGCCGCGAGGCCGCGCTGGCCGCGATCTTCTCGGCCCGGACCGCCCCGGCGGCGCAGAACCCCCCCCCGCCGGCCACGGCGGCCCCCCCCCTGCCCTCGAGTACCGGGGCCGCCGCCCCGGCCGGCGACGCGACCCGCGCCGCCGCCGACCCGGCCATCGTCGCCGCCGTAGGGGCCGCGATGGACCAGCGCGAGGCCGCCGCGGCCGCCCGCGTGACGGCCATCCGGGAACTGGCCGACTTCGGCCAGGTCCCCGCCGCCGCGCTGGACCACGCGATCGCCCAGGGGATGACCGTGGACGCCGCCCGCGCCCACTTCCTCGCCGCGACCCGCGCCGCCCGCGGGACCGGCGCCGACGTGTCCCACGCCCCCGCGCCGGCCATCCACATCCACGCCGGCCGCGGCGAGGCCGCCCAGCCGGTCCTCGAGGCCGCCCTGTGCCGGACCTACCACGTGGACACCGAGGCCCGCCTGCTCGCCGAGTACGGCCCCGAGACGATGAACCGCACCGACGCCCTCCGCGGCCTCGGCCTCCGGGAGCTCGCCGCCATCTGCGCCGCGTCGGAGGGAATCCGCCTGCCCCGCGCCGTCGGCGGGGACTACATGCGGCGCGCCGCCAGCACGCTCGCCCTGCCGGGCATCCTCGGCAACGTCGCCAACAAGGCCGTCGCGGGCGCCTTCCTGGCCACGCGCCAGATCGCGCCCCGCATCAGCCGCCCGGTCTCCGTGCGCAACTTCCACACCCAGACCGTCTACAGCCTGGCCCTGAACGGCGACCTGGAGCTCGTCGGAAACACCGGCCAGCTCGACCATCTGAACGCCGGCGAGGAGAGCTGGACCCGCAAGCTCCAGACCCGCGGGGCCGTCCTGCGAATCAGCCGCCAGGACTGGATCGACGACGACGCCGGCGCGTTCGTGGATAACGGCCAGCGGATCGGCCGAAAGTGCGTCCTCAGCCGGGAGAGGGCCACGGGGTTGCTCGTCAACGCCACCGGCGCCGGAGCCAGTTTCTTCACCACCGACCACGCGAACTACATCTCGGGCGCCGCCACGAACCTCCAGCACGCCGCCCTGAGCCAACTGGTCACGGCCTTCCGCAACCAGACCGGCCCCGACGGCGATCCGGTCTCCATCGAGCCGCGGATCCTCGTGGTCCCCCCCGAGCTCGAAGAGATCGCCCTGGCCCTGA